GTCTTCACAAACAGTACACTGGTCGTCGCCGACTAGTCTACTGTGTCTAGGGAATTTCATTCCCGACAGGGCAGTTATGCCTGATGCCGTGAGGACAGTTTTACTTCCATGGTCGCCCATGAATACGCCACAACTAGTGACTCCTGAGATAATAAGGTTTTCCATAATTACGGAGAACGGCCGATTGCTACTCAACAGTTGTTTTACGACTGAAAAGTACCAATCCTGTACAGGCATCACTGCCTGAATTATTTCAAGAATCTGCTCAATGGCGGAGTGATATATATGATCCGTTGCTTGTTCGAGATCTGAGTTGAATACTTCGGTGTTACCACCGGAAAATACCCAACCCAGGTCTGGATCGGAAGATGTAAGTGAGAGCGACAACTCCCAAGCATGATTCGTGCCAGCAACTCCATTCTTTGTCTCACGACAAGTCTTGAGCCATTGGTATGTAAGATGTGACCAAGGTGAAAGAATAGTTGAGTGGTAGAAGCTAGGAACAGTAATGATCCTGTGCTTCTCACCTACTTCGTCTATTCCTCCCACCTTTACACTAAGGAGGTTTGGATTTCCTATGACATACTGCCGTAAGGCACTATGAAATAGAAATTCACCTGGTTCTTTTTCCGCAAGGATAAAATTGCAGGTAATCTCTCCCGTTTGTAGGTCAATCATATTACATGACTTTTCAGAACAAATCAGTTCTCTTGCGAAAGCTGATTTTCCACCCTTTTTCCGTGAGGATTCAAGGCATGCAGACACACCAAGTGAAACGTGAGTTTCCCTTACTGTAAATGCATTGATTCTGAATTTGTCCCGAACATACCTTTCTAATTCTGCCATCTCTATACTAAGATCCAAATTCTCCACTGGAGATTTGGAGACCACCTCCATCCATTGCTTGATGGAAGTAATCCTGATATCTTCGTTGGGGTAGCCTGAAGCACGTGTTTGGAGCAACGTAAGTTGTTTCAAACGCGCGTTAACATGGTTCCTAACGTTGTTCAAGGTTCGTGAGAGCCAAGAACAAGATCTCGGTACTTTGTACGGAGTGTTAGTAAGCACTGCCTTACGGCATTTCTTAATAACGGACTTAAGGAATTTGTGAAAATTCTTTTGGTTAACAGTATTTGAAATTAGGGATGCATTAATCTCATCAAACTTTTCATAAGGCTGGTTACAATCCGCAAGGATCACTGTGTTCATTCTCATTTCGCAAGAAACGAAAATTTTACGCAGTTCTATCCAACCTTGGTCAGTTGAACAAAGCCTATATAACTCACGTTGTACAGGTTCTTTAGTTCTCCTGATCCAGAATAGCTTTGACATCAAAGCCCTCCTCGCAAGAGGAGGCAGATCTTTAGCATACATCCAACCATTTCCACGCAAGGATTT